TTATCCTCAGAGTGTTTGAAGTCAAGTCAGTCCTTATGAGACCATTTGAAGTCTCCAAGTTTGTTATCCTCAGAGCGTTTGAAGTCAAGTCGGTCCTTATGGGTCCACTTGATACACCCGTAATCAAAGACCCATCCCCACTCAATATGTTGGCGGACAGTTTACCGTACACCTTCACGTCTATGTCAGTCGTAGTCAGGGGTACCAAGTTAATTCCAGAAGCATCACTGTGCGTGTATCCAATCATGAACTCGTTCTCATCCCCGCGGAACCCTATGGCCACGTTGGCCGTCGGACGTCGCATGATGATACCCAGATCATTGGTATCTAGTGGATTATGGTTACCCACGAGAATCAGGGGATCGTCTACCGTCAGGTTATTCGCTGAAATCTGTGTGACATTTCCATAAGTGACTAAGTTGCCATAAATACTCACGTCTGCATCCATACGGAGGGTACCCACAGATGGCACTTGGATTGTTGAATCCGTGAGAACATTTCCATCCGTCACTACGGGAACGTACCCCACGGATAAATCATTCACCTTGAGTGTATTGGCACTCAGTGTATTCCCAACCACTACGTTTTCCACCGTCGTCAGGGACGTACCTATATTCATGTAGTCGGTATACGAGTTCCCATTCACTTGAAGGTGGTACACCCCCGTGTTGCCCATGAAGACGGTGTTGCTCACGGAGAGGATGTGTTGAGGGTTGTTATTGGCTATGCCCACGTTGCTCGTGGTCGTGTTTCCCACTGCGGTCACTTGTTCTAGACTTGGTGTCGACCCGGCGATCGCGCTCGTCCGTACCCCGGAGCTTGTAATCTCTTTGGTGGTGGTATCATACAGCATGATATAGGAAGTTGAGTTGTTATAGGTTCGTATGGGTGTCATATATATTGCACTGGGTGTTGCGGCATCTATCTGTGTGTCGGATGCGTTGAAAACGATGGTATTCTCCGCTTGTTCGTCTGTACAATTTTTACCTAATCGAATCTTCGTCGATCCCTCGACTGTACTTAGATTCTTCACCATGTAATATAGTAATGCATTTTAATTTGCATACATGAGACCCGCCATACCGTTGTCTATACGAAGTATGTTATAGTTGACGGCGTATATGGGGTCTGTGATGAGCTTAGACTGACTATGTATCTTGGCGGAATCGAGCCTGCTGAAGTTCAAGGACCCCGTGGGTTGTAGGGAGCTCGTGTTGAGACAGAAGCAATACAAGAAGAAGTCGGGACTCGTCACGAAGTTCGTATGATAATAATTCATGACGTCGATGAAATGAGGTTTGGCCCACTTGAAGATACCTATGTCGACACTGTTGATGCTCAGTTTGACTTTATTGTCTGTCGAAGTGAGAGCACCCCCTGTGGCGGTGTTTGAACACGCCAAGTATTTGACGGGGTGGTTGAATGTCAATTCCTGAACGAGCTCCCCCGAGGGGATACTCTTCTGCACTTGCGTGATGAGAATGTTGTTGGGTCGTGAAGCGATGTTTCCACGTTCTTCATTATCCAAGTAATAGTAATTGGAGTAGGCTTCCACGTTGTAGCCACCGGCGGCTGGACCCCAATGGATTCTTATTTCCACGTTGTGATATTGGAGGGCCACTAAGGGTATGGCAGATTGAGGTCCTTCACAGAAGAAGAAACGCAGTGGGTAAAAGTAAGACCTGGCGCTCACACCGGGGTGAGTCCCGTTGGAACTCTTGGAAACATTTTGAGCGAAAGTATCTATGGCAATCTTTTCGGTGAAGATGGCATCTTGGGTATCTATGACGTGTCCCCCGATGAGAAGTTCAACGTGGTCGATGATGGTGTCCCATCTTTGAATATCGAGCGCCTGTGAGAGGTTGTCAATTGTGAAATATGTATAGCCTAAGAGGTCACCACTTCTCTCAAACTTGATTGTTGACATGGAGTTACCTTTCACAGCCCCTTGAATCGTCTGTTTTTCGACAGACTGTGAAAAGTTGGAATGTCTCTTGAAGGTGGAACTGAAGAATGAAATTTCAGGTTCACCTATGATGTGTTCATCTTGAACACCGACGGCGATGAGTTGTACTATTCCAGAGGACATTTATAATACTACAGTTTTAAAAATATACAAACTAACGCCCTGGGAGATTGGGATTCCTACATATAAATCGTAAAATGAAATAATTATCAACGGCACCTGGAATAGTATCACCACTCTGATTACGCAGAGTGAAACTCAAACGTCCAAGTTTCCTGATGGGAGTAATGTACTGCTGTACGACTGGGTAATTGTCAGTAAAGTTGAAATTACCTGCACCGTCACATAGGATTGTACCGAATGAACGATTCAGGGAAGTTAAAGAAGATTGGCCATCTAAATCCGACGTGGCGCGTTGACTGAAGTTAGTGTTTAATTCATCGATTGAAATATGACATACATTTGAGGAACTGGTATGTATCTGCGCCGCCGTGAGTCGAACCTGCACAACATTATCCAGGGGCTGTTGCAGGTACACCGAAAAGGTGTTTTTACTCACCTGGTCAGCGGTGTCTACTATGATGGTGTGATATTCATGTTCATAATCGGGGAGTGTGGGTTGTGGCGCGGTCACTAAAGCCATTTATAATAGCTTAGATTAAAACACCACCGATTCCGTCGCTGATTTCATAGCTCGCGTGGTCGGCGACCAGCTTCTGGCCCCCGCAGATACCCTGGACATCGATGTTGTAAAAGTCAGCCTCCTCAGTAGGGCCCGCGAGGCATTCGGTGCTGCGGGGGAGGGCGAAGAGGGGTTGCTCACTGACGGGTGCGACGGTGATTTCCCTGGGCTGGTACATGCTCTTCTTCACGCTGGGGGTACCCATGAACATGAGAACCACGAGGAGAATCACGACGACGGCGATCGCGTTGAGTGTGCTGCGGTTTGCGGCGTTGAGTTTCATTTATAGTGTACGGATATTTTTTTGTTAAGTGCGTTAAAGAGAAAGGAATAGTTTATCATAGAGAGTAATGGACGGTGAAATTATTATCGATCGTGGAGATTCTACTATTATGAAGCTCGATGAAAATGAACAGGCTATGTTGGATGAGATTCAATTGGATTTCCCTAGACCGCAGACGATGTCTCGTGGGAGGACCATACCAGCTTTCAGGCAACCTCAGAGACAGATGTATCAAGAGGACATCAATGAGTTCGCAAATCCTATGAAACAGAATGCCCCTCCACCTCCTCAGCAAGAAGATCCCATAGATTACGGAGAGGAAGAGGAGGAAGAGTATGAGGGTGGGTACGAGGGTCCCGTAGAAGAAGAGGAACAACCTTCCCCTGGATACAAGACCGTGGATGAGGAGAAAGCTGACCTCGTCAACAAAATGGGGCGGCTTGAGAAGAAGGGTTTCGCAGTCAATAAGAGACTCAACGCATACTCACCAGTTGACGAACTTCGCACAGAGGTGAAGCGAATCACGTACAGCATAGAGGTTGACAAGTCTGTGAAGTTTTCGAGGCGTATGCTCATCGCATGTGTGACTGGTCTTGAGTTTTTGAACAAACGCTACGACCCCTTCGATATTCAGCTGGAAGGGTGGTCCGAGAATATCATGGAGGGTGTTGATGATTATGACGAAGTCTTTGAAGAGTTGTTCGTTAAATACCGTACGAAGATGCATATGGCTCCCGAGGTGAAGCTCATCATGATGTTGGGTGGCAGTGCTATGATGTTCCATCTCACCAATAGTATGTTCAAGTCCGTGATGCCTAACGTGAACGACGTTATGAAACAGAACCCCGACCTCATGCAGAACATGATGAGCGCCGTCCAGAACACTATGGGAGGGGGGGCTTCAGCCTCGGGGGCGAGTGGGTCTTCCCCATCGACCACCGGTCGTCACGAGATGCAGGGACCGGGTCTGGACATCTCCAGTCTGATGGGTAACATCATGATGCCCCCGGTACCCCCTATGAATACGATGCAACCGCAGTCGATACCCCAACCCATGGACGATGTTGAGGACGACATATCAGACATTGTGTCGGACCATGGTGGGGGTGATGATGCCGGTGACGATGATATCAAGGAAGTGAAGATGCCTCCAGCAAAAGCCAAGAGGGGTCGTAAGAAGAAGGTTGAAATTAATTTGTAATCCTACTATAAATGATAGGCTACTGTCCCATAGAGTTTTATGAACCCCCAGGGCCCATAAATCCCGAGAAACGTCGGGCCCCTATTGTGAAAAAAGAACCCATGGTCATGGATGAAACTACTGAATGCAATTATGTCGTCATGTTTTTCATCGTCGGTGTGATTGCCCTCGCGGCGATGGATGCAGTGAAGAAGTAAAAAAGTCGCGTGACAATAGAGTGTTAATATTTTTAGGTGAACCCCTAGTACGTTTTTGTGGAGTCTTCCCCATTTAACGTATTTGGTATTCCTTTGGCGAAAGATTCCCCTCTCGTAACATATTTTTTCGTCATCGGGAAGTAAAAACGGGTTCATCCTAAAAATTTACCGGAAAAATGTGTCAAACCCCCACCATAATATAAATCAGTTCCACTATCAATAACATGGATATATGGTTCTATGTAATCCCCCTTTACCAGCTCGAGCATAATATCAGCAGTATTATAATCACTATCACTGCTCACTGTTACAAATGTGTAGGTAACGCCTCTGATAGAAATTAGCGTTCCATTCTTAGCGAAAGACAATTCACATGAACCGGAAGAGGTCATATATCTATGCAAAGCAGCGAACTGGAATTCATACACCCCGTCTAGCGGAGCGGTAAATCTACTCAGTGATGTATTATAATGAGTTCCCGTGTTTACGTGCGTCAGATTAAACGCGTTAATTACACCCGTTGTAGTGGTCGCACTACCAGAACCGTTATGCGCATAAAATCGGGGGTTATTGTTTCTGA